CACGAATAACATCAATCAAAGCGTGAAGATCGGTTAAAGGTTCGGCGCCAGCTTGATTCCATTGTGTACCATTTGAGCCACTTGCAAGACTTGCTAAAGCAGAAGTATAACTCCCCCAATTGCCAGCACCAAACAAGAGATTAGCTAAACGAGTTTCACGATTGAGCAACATTGATCTTTGTACCTTACGGAAAGATCTTTGTTCTTCGTTGCCTGGATATTGTGAGTACTTGATATCTTCAAGTGCAATTTCATCAGAAAGAGAATAGATCTTTGCTGAGAAGGTTGTGCTTGAGCGGTCAAAGTTGCCAATTCTTTGGCGGTCTGCACCTGGAGCACGTTGAGCGTCAACATCTGGAGATCCCATGAAGTTGCGTGTTTCTTCAATCAAAAGAGTGCCAGTTGGGCCAATTGCCTTGACATCAACATTTTCAATCACTTGATCGGCGATCAGCTGGCCATCGCTGGGGATTGCTTCAATTGCAAGATTGCGAAGGATTTCATTTACTGGATGAAGATTGCTATAAGATGGATTTGCCATTTAATTAGACTCCTAAAGATACATTTACAAGGATTTCGATTTCTTCATTGGCACTTGCCGCGGTGTTTGCAACATTTGGCAAGAAACGACCGGCAATAATTTGAGTGCTACCGGCTGAGCCGTCATAAGCATAAACTTTGCCAGCAAGACCAGGCATCACAAAAAAGTCAGTGCCGGCGGTGATTGTGCCACCAGCAACAACGCGAGAAACGCCGCTGATACACACATTGATAGCATCACCACTTGCGCCGGAAAGTTGAGCAACACCGACGGGGATGTCAGTTGCTGCGGTGCATGGTGTAATTTCGCCAGCGTTATCAAGTTTGACAAGAGTCAAAGCGGTGATAGATGCAGCTGCGATGAAGGTTTTATAGATAGCATGATTATTAAGACTCATGATTATTATCCTTTGAAATGTTTGATATATGCATCAGGTTGTTCGGTTCTCATCACATTTAATGCTTCTGAAAATGTGATCCCTTTGGCCTTCTTGATTTCATTTACTTGATCAATAAAGCTGATTTCTTGTGCAGTGCTGGCATGTCCTTTTTCAGAGAGATTGACGGCTTGATTTGCCTTTCTTTCACTGAAAGATTGCCAGATAGCTGGGAATTTGTCTTTGATATCGTAGGCTGATTCAACTGCTGAAATTTCACTAGGTGTGATTTTGCCAGTGTTGAGAAGACCGTCAACAACAAGTTTTCTTTCCGCTTGATGTTTTTGAGCGGTCAAAGCCTTCACTTGCTCAGATAAGGAAGTAACTTGAGCATTCAATTCGTTCATCAGCTTGGCGCTTGCCATCTCAGACAAAGCGGCGGCTTCTGACATCTTCTTCTCATCTTCCATCATCTTTTTCTTGTCTAGGTTTTCACCTTCAAGCTCGATCTCCACCTTTTGACCGTCTGCCATACTGGCATCATCTTCTGGCGCTGAAAGCTGATCATTTTCAGATTTTAAGCCTTCAATTTGAGCTTCTAACTGCTTGACGAGTTGATCTTTTTCTAGCACCAAAGTGGCCAGTTGATCAACTGTCATAGCTTTTAATTCGTCTGGATTCATTATGTTCTCCATGAGTAAAACACGACTGATTTTATTTTTAGATTGTGCTGGTCTAGCGGTCAAAGTCACAGCTTGAAGTTGAGCAAAACCAATCGGCTTCGGATCGCCTTCTCTTGCAAAGACTTCACCAACTAAGAATTCTGGTGATGGATATAAAACGCCTTCACTGGCCTTCACTAGATCAAGACCAGCTTGAGTATATAGTGGCTTTACAAAAAGTGCATCTTCTTTGATATACACATCTGCAATCTCACCATACGCCATGGATTGAGCTGGCGCCGTTGGTCCGTTATTCATAAAGGGAGATGATTGATGATTCCAGTCAATGATGACCGGATCAGTCTCTTTTCTATCTTTAAAAACTCTTACCATCTCTTGCAAGATATCAATGGAGACTTCTTGAATAGTCTCGCCGTTGATCCGACTGTTGACCTTACCCAAAGAAAGCACCTTAATGTCTTGTCCTGGATATAAAGCAACTTCTCCCAACCGGATTCTTTCTCTAAATGCCTTAAAGTCAGTACGATTGGAGGCCTGCATGGAAGGTTCTGACAATGCTTTCTCTTTCTCATCAGCTCTCTCCATTTGTGCTAAAATCTTCTTTGACCAAGTATAACCGGCATCACCTCCCCAACCATCCCAAGCCTGCCTTCCCTTGCCATATTCTTCCCAAGTGGAGCCTTGTTTGTCGACTTCGTGTCTTGTGAAATAGGCCACCATTCTTTTAATGGTCTCTGGTGATAGGCTGACTCCATTTGATAAATCTCTTGCTCGAGCAATACCCACCGCCGTCATACCTCTTTTTGATGGAGGTTGCTCAGATCGTTTCTTTAGTGCTCTGATCGCTGCGTCTCTTACCCCTTGAGGTGGAGTAAAATCAATTCCCTCATATTTTTTAGGAGCATTGAGATAAGCGCCAACGCGTCTATTCATCAATCTTTGTTTTGCCAAAGAGATTTGTTTTTCATTCATCTTATAGCTCGCAATCTTTCAGCCATCGCCAAGGCTGGATTTTGTGCAACTGCTCGATCTTGAGCCGTTCTAGTGGCCTCCATTGGCAACTGGCCGGCGCCGATCTTTTGTCTGATAGCACGCTCAAGGTCATCATCTGGTGTGAGTAGTTGAGCTTGTACCAAGGAAGGCAATGAGATCAAGGCTTCTGCAAGTGCATCAGCATCTAGGCCGGTATGCACTAAGCGGGGAAGTTTTGTTGTCTCAATGTTTCCATAATTCCAACGAATAAGACGGCCAATAGTACCGCCTCCCCGTCTATCTTGTCCACTGATTGCACTGGCCACCAAGTCAAGAAAATTGATACATGCTCTTCTAAAAACGGATAGATGCACTTCACCGACTGATCTTGATCCAGTGTCGGATATTCCCAAATTCATAAATTGAGCCATGAAGGCTTGTGAAATTTGATTGTCGCACTCTTGAATAACTTGTAAAGCACCACCAGCATCAAAGCCGGTTGATCCTCCATAGGTGTCAAAAGAAACGATATTATTTTCAACTAGATAGCTTTGCTCTTGCACAACATAAGCCTGCGCTTGTTGCTGAGCCTCATTGATCATTGCCTCAACATCACCACTTGAAATTCCCATCTGATCAATTGCTTGACGATTAACTTTTACGATTGGCGTAGGCACAGCCCACTTTTCAAGGCCGATAGCCATGAGAGTGGCAGATCGTTGTTTCTCTTTCCACCACCACCAACACGGACGCAAAAGGCCAATGCCTTCGAAGTTTGAGCCGGTTCTATTGAGAGTTAAAAGCAAAAGTTTTGATGCTGGAATAGGTTCTGGATTTACCCCGCCGACCATGATTTGAATAACGCCATCTAAATTCTGCTTGTCAGCCGATAGCCACTGTTGATGAGATGAAGGCTCACGATCGGCGTATCTTTTGAGAAAGACTTTCTCTTTTCCGATCGAGTCTTTAGCAACGCAATAAATTTCTTCTGCATATCTCCAACCGTGGGGAATAAATTCCAAGAGATAATTCAATTGATCTTCAAAAGACAATTCCATCATCCCTGGATATCCCTTAAATCCGAATGCCTCATTGGCAAATCTGGCAAGCTCTTCGCTGGTCTGGTCTCCGTCTTTGCCAGCCTTAAATTCCCACTTTGCAGATAACAAAGTTTGCTTGACCAAATTCCAAGATCGTCTGATAATTGGATCAGTTGCCAGCATATCCTCCGCTTCTCTGGTCCATGATCTGCCAGATAGCGCCGGATTTTGCTCCTTGCCAGTGATATACCCGCCTTGAATAGATGTCCCACTTATGCCATATGATTGAAAATGTGGCTTTTCTTGAGATAAATACGGCATCTCTTGAGTGGATCTTGTCATGGTCATATATGGGAATGAAGTCATTTGTTCACCTTAATCAATTAACTTATATCTTATTGCACAAAATACCATTATATCAAATAAAATTTAAAACTAGGTGCAGAAAGCAACCGAATTGATAAACACGCTCAAGGTGAAAATATGTGCATAATCGATGATGAATTTTTTATCACCACAACAGGCAAGATTTATTTTAAAGGCAATACTTACGAGGTGGAGGCTTGCGAATTTAAAGAAGGATCAAAGCTAGTCATCCACTATGGAGAAAAGAAAGTTGAAAAGCTACTCAAAAAAGACACTAAAATTAAGTTGGTACCTGATCAGTTTATATATCAGAAAGAAGAAGATATGTTTTTAGCACCAATAGACGAGCCGATGATTATTGCACAAGCTCAACCTATCCAGCCTACTCACTCAAGCATTGAATTGCCACCTGAAATCAATCAGTTTGAGCAGCTCATGAAGATCACCAAAGACAATACCCCACTTGCTTTAATCATCCTTGTCGTTTTGATGTTTCAGAAGATGCAAAAGAAAGAAAGAGAAGACAAAGACCATACTTTGGTATGTGACTTTGAGAGACAAGAGATTGAAAAGAAAATCAATATTTTAGAAA